ATATGACCGTGCAGGGTAATCACAATACCACAGTAAATGGTGATATGAATATTACTGCAAAGAATATGAATACAGTGGTGCGTGGCAATATGGACACATCAGCCAAGAATTCAACACTGAAAGTCGAAGGTTCAACTGAGATAACCACGGAAGGTATTACTAATATTACTTCCGATGGTGGTTTATCCATGTCTTCGTCTTCTGCTCCTGTATCTATTCTTGGTCAGGGTGATGTAGGTATCGGTACGACAGGTAAGCTTTATCTACATGCCGAAGGTCAACTTAATGTCTTAACAGATGATGAATTGAGACTAACATCAAAAGGACAACTATCAGTCAAGTCATCTGGCGGTACTGTGGCCGTTGATGGTAGTCCAGAAGTCCATCTTAACTCTGGAAAGTCTATTGAAGCTGGTGAAATGCAGATTGAAATTCCAAAACCAACCAATCCAAACGCTGGCGGTCCCAAGTAAGGTAGCATAAATAATCATATGATTAATCCAGTATCACGAAAAAACGACTATTCCGATCTCGACCTTGATTTCATGCCACATCCTGTCACAAAGGATGTCATGAAAAAGACAGGTGCCGAAGCTATTAAAAGATCAGTTCGAAATCTTTTATTAACAAACTTCTATGACAGACCTTTTCAGTCTAGTATTGGTTCGAACGCATTAAAACTATTATTTGAAAATGCCACACCTATTACATCAAACTTTCTGAAAAATGCAATTCGTGAGACATTGAGAACATTTGAACCAAGAATTCGTGTAGAAGACTTGGAAGTTAACTTTGATAATGACAATAACGGATACAATGTAAAGCTTTTCTTTACAATATTAAATCGAAATGAACCAGCAGTCATCACCTTATTTTTAGAGCGCATTAGATGAGCACAGCCAACACTTCACTAAGAATAGCAGAACTTGATTTTGATACAATCAAAATAAATCTGAAAAACTATCTTCGCAGTCAATCTGAATTCCAAGACTTTGACTTCGAAGGTTCTGGTATGTCAGTTCTCATTGACTTGCTGGCCTACAATACTCACTATATGGGCTATTACCTCAATATGGTTGGTAACGAGGCATTTATGGACACGGCTCAGTTACGTGAGTCCATGATATCTATTGCTAAGTTGATGAATTATACTCCAAGAAGTAGTCGTGGCGCAGAAACAAAAATCAATGTTACAGTAACGCCTGCACCTGGTTCGGAAGATACTACAGCACAGGCAGTTACACTAGACAAGTTTACCAGACTTCTTGGTGCCGACATTAATGGTATCAACTATCCATTCGTCACTCTTTATTCTAATACAGTTTCAAAAACTAGCGGTACATTTAACTTTGCCAATGTCATGATTAGACAAGGTGAAGTTGTTACTCGCCAGTATGAAATGGATGCACAGAACACTCGCCGCAGATTTAAAATTCCTTCTGCAAATGTGGATACATCAACATTATTGATTTCTGTACAGGAATCAAGAACAAACACATCTACAACCGTATATAATCAATACGATGATATTACATTGGTGCAAGGCAATACAGCAGCATATTTTATCGAAGAAGATACCGATTTAAATTATGTTGTACAGTTTGGTGATAATATCATAGGTAAAACACCAAAGATTGGCTCAATTATCAATATCACATATCTAGATAATGTTGGTTCGGTAGCTAACGCAATCAATGCGTTCTCGTTTGTTGATAAAGTTGGTGGTAAGTATAGCAGCAATGTAATTGTTCAGTCAACATCACCTTCTTATGGTGCTGAAAATAAGGAAACAATCGAACAAGTTCGTTTCCGTGCGCCATATCATTACACTGTTCAGAACCGTGCAGTGACCAAGAATGACTATGAGACTATTATTACCAGAGATTTCCCATTCATCGATGCTGTATCATGCTGGGGCGGTGAAGACAATGATCCTGTCGTTTACGGTAAGATTTATCTATCACTAAAACCTAGAACAAATTATGTTCTAACAACTCTACAAAAAGAACAAATCAAAGAAAATCTTATTCGTTCTAGAAACGTAATGACAATTATTCCTGAAATTGTAGATCCAGACTATGAGTATGTAACGATGAGTGGTCGTGTTACGTATAATCCAAGCAAGACTTCACTTACAGCCGATGAAATTTTAACACTGGTAAAAGCATCCATTTCAGATTATAATGATGCTGAATTGAAGCGTTTTGACTCTACGTTTAGAAAATCAAAGTTGCAAAACTATATTGAGAATGCCGAGCGTTCCATTACAGGTTCTGACATTCAAATATACTTGCAAAAGAGACAGATATTAAATCTAGGTCGCACTGAAAATGTGCGAGTAAACTTCAATCTGCCTTTGCGTAAAGGCGATTACATATCTAAACTGTATACTTTCCCAGAAGCAAATGTGTTTGATTTAACCAATACATTAAGAAAGATATTCATCGAAGAAGTACCTGAGTCATTTACAGGTATTGAAGAAATTCTAGTAGAAAACCCTGGTATAAACTACACTTCTATTCCTACAATAAACATCAGAGGCGATGGTATAGGTGCTTCTGCGACTGCAACAATTGTAAATGGTAAAATATCCAAGATTACTGTATTAAATAGAGGCTCTAACTATACTCGCGCAAATATTAGCATTGATGGTGGCGGTGGATCAGAAGCCGCAGCATCGGCTGTTCTAGAAGCAAGATCAGGTATTCTTAGAACGTTCTACTTCGAAAACAATGGTGAAAAAATCATTGTTAATCCAAATGCAGGAACAATCGATTACAATACAGGTCAAGTCTTCTTACAATCGCTTACTGTTCAGTCATTAGTTCCTAATGATTTCTATCCAGCCGATGTTCTTACATTCAACATACCTGCTCAGAATGAAATTATTCCTCCTTTGAGAAACAGAATAATTAGTATTGACGAAGGTGATCCTTTTGCCATCCAACTTAGAGTAGAAGCTGAATAATGGCTAATACAAACGTAGGCATTTCAAATTTTGTAAACTCTCAGGCACCATTCTTTGTTAGGAATGATCACCCTACTTTTGTTAAATTCATTGAGGCATATTACCAGTATCTTGAGCAAGAAGGTAAGACAATTGAGAGAGCAAAAGGATTTCGTGATGCTCTTGATCCAGATAAGACAATCGATTTATATTCCGAAAAACTATACAATCAATTCTTAAGTCTTCTGCCTGAAAAGACCATCGCTGACAAGTCTTTGTTGATTAAACACATCAAAGACTTCTATCGCGCAAGAGGTACCGAGAAATCAATTGAATTTCTGTTGGCCATTCTGTATGATATGGAAACAGATTTCTATTATCCAAAAAGAGATATTCTCAAAGCATCTGACGGTAAGTGGTATCAAGAAAAGTCACTTAAAGTTTTTGATATTCAGGTAAACAACACCTCTGATCCAGGCATATACACAGCCAAGAACTTTACTGGTCGTCAAATCCGTGGTAGCACATCAAACGCAACTGCAACGGTAGAATCAGTAGATGTCTACTATGAGAATGGTGTTATTGTTAAAGAACTTAAGGTTTCTAACCAGGTAAGAGACTTTGTTGCTGGTGAAAAAGTTAATGCTCTTTTTGAAGAAGAAGGTCAAGTTAAATACATTTCAGCCAATGTGTTCTCTGGTATCATTGTTAGAGTTGACATATTAAACAGAGGTAATAATTATTCTATCGGTGATACTGCCATAGTAGAAAGCAATACAGGTTCTGGTGGCGTTATTGTCGTATCTTCTATTTCCTCAGCAGCAATCAAAACAATTTCAGCGACCGATGGTGGTGCAGGATTTCAAAACACTAATCTAATATTGGTATCAAGTCCTACAGGTACTGGTGCAAACGCTCTTATATCTCTTGTTAATACTGATGAGTCTGTTCACCCTAATTCATACAATATTGTGATATCTACAATTGCATCGGAAGCAAACACAGTTATTGGCAATCTTTCTGCATCATTATATGAAACACTTGCTTATCCTAACTTAGATGTTGTTTTAGTAACTGTTCCTCCAGTTACATCAAATCTTGTTGCCAACTCTGCTTCTGGTACATTAGTTGATAAATTGTATTTTGATCAGCTTATTGCAAATTCCAATGTTTATTTCAAAACTGGCGACTCATTAAATGTCTATAATGTGTCTACAGGTACCAACTACATTTTATACATTTCATCCAATACAGTAAACACGACAAACGTTCAGTTTACACCACAGATACCAGGCAATATCAGTTTCGAGAGAGTTGATGTTTGGACAGCACCATTCTCAGCGTACTCTAACTTGACCATAAGCTGCGGAACAGGTGCAAGTGTTACAACTATCAACCTGTCGGCATGGAAAGCAAATTCGAACGTATTCTTTGAAACATTCGATAACATTTATTGCTTTGGCACCAATGTAACAATAACAAAGTCCAACTCTATCACTAGTCAATTGACAGTAAGTCCTGGTTTGCCTGGACCACTAACAAATCAACCATTCCAAGTTATCAAGAAACCGAGTTTGTATACTTCACTAGCAAACTCTATGCAATTCTTTACGTATGCAAACACTGGACCAATACAAAGAATTGTGGTTCTTAATGGTGGTCAAAACTATATCAGTAATACCACATTGTCAGCACAAGCTAACACAAGAGTTAAAGACCTTGGTATTCTCGGTAAGATGGCAATTGTTCATGCTGGTAGTGGTTATGCTGTAAATGATGAGATTGAGATAATCAATCAGCCATATGCCACTGTTGGTGCTGGCGTTGGTGCGAGAGGATATGTTGCATCCGTAAATGGAACAGGCGCAATCACAAGTGTCAAGTTTAAGGAAGTACCAGGTCATTACATTGGTGGTTCTGGCTACAATATGCTTCAATTACCAAGAGCAAATGTATTGTCTGGAACAGGTGTAGGCGCAAACATTGCTGTTACGGCTGTCTTAGGCGCTGGTGAAAAAATGATAAGCACATCTGATGATATCGGTGCCATTCTTTCATTGACAATCTTCTCAGGCGGTTCTGGATACAAGACACCGCCAACGATCAATTTGAAGCATCTAGGTTCTGGAACCGCTCAGGTAAATTCTACAATTGTTCAGGGTGTATTTACATATCCTGGTCGTTATCTAAACGATGACGGTCATCTTAGCAGCTTTAACTTCTTGCAAGACGGAAGATATTATCACAATTATTCATATGTTGTGCGTATCAAGCAGGCCATTTCAAACTATAGAAAAGCATTGAAAGACCTAGCGCATCCTGCTGGTATGAGTTTGTTCGGCGAATACACATCTGTTGACAATGGTGAAACGATGAATGTTCAGGTAAGAACCGAAACACAAACAAATGAGATAATATACAGACCTGCCACATATAATGCAAATCTAGGCAACATTCGCATATTTAAAACTTCACACGGCTTGGTATCAGGAAACAATGTTTACTTGGAATTCCAATCAGGAAATACTATAAATATCATGAATGGTATCTTTACTGTCACAACATCAAATGCTAATACATTCTTTGTTGTTCAATCTAACACGGTAAATACATCTGGTAATGTGTATTATGGTATAATACAATAAGGTAAAAAATGACATTTTCAGTTTATTCAAAAAACTTAAACATCTATAATGCAGAACAGTTTAAGGAATCTGTAACCGAAGCTGCCAATTCCAGCTTGTATTTTACAATTGGAAAAGTAGAACCTTGGGCCAATGACTCAGCGCCACTTCAGGCTAACAGTTCAGTGACTTCTCTATATGAAGTCTACCGTAACATGATCGGCGCCAAGAAGATTACAGGCAATGACCTGTACCATTGTATTCCAAGAATAGACTGGACACAAGGTGTCATCTATGATCGTTATGACCATTGCACATGTTCATTAATGCTCTTTAATCCAAATACTAAGTTCTATATTGTAACTCCTAACTGGGATGTTTACAAGTGCATTTCAAATAATAATGGTGCGCCGTCACAGAATGTTCCTATTCAGAAGATCACGACAGGTACAGTTCAGGAAACTGACGGTTATATCTGGAAATATATGTACACTATTTCTCCTGCTGAACAACTCAGATTTACAACCGACGAATATATTCCAGTAAAAACTCTTGCTAATGATGATGCGTCTTTGCAGTGGGATGTTCAAGAAGGTGCAATTGACGGCGGTCTAGAATTTATTCAGGTTGTCAATGGCGGTCAAGACTATAGCGATAACACCAAACTTTGGATTACAATTACTGGAGACGGAACAGGAGCAAACGCATTTGCTCAAACTAATGTAATTTCAAATACAATTTCTGCGATAGTTATTGATAGACCAGGCACAGGATATACCTATGCAGGTATTCAGGTATATGATGATTCAACGAGCGGTATTGGTGCCGTATTGAGAGCAGTTATTAGTCCACCTGGTGGTCATGGTTCTGATTCTATGCGCGAACTTGGCGGTAGTAATCTTATGATTAACATGAGACTAAGATATGATGAAAATGGCAAGTTACCTGTTACAAATGACTTTAGACAGATATCGCTAATCAAAGATCCTTACGTTTATGGCACTACAAATGTAAAAACTAATACTGCATTTTCTCAATTAACAACTCTAACACTATCTGGTGTTGGTGATGACAATTTTGTTGAAGATGAAGTTGTTTATCAAGGTCTATTTCCAAATACAACATTCACTGGAACTGTAGTCGCATGGAATGGATCAAATCAACTTAAATTGGCTAACACAACAGGTTCAGTGATAGCATCTACACTAATAGGACTAACATCTGGTGCAACAGGAACAGTTTCAATTCCTATTACCGTACCAGAAGTTGCTCCTTATTCTGGACAACTTCTATATATAGATAATATAAAACCAATAATTAGGTCTTCGGATCAGATCGAAGATTTCAAAATAGTTCTGAAATTTTAAGGCAATTTAGGATATAAAAATGGCAAAAGCAAATGTTGCAAATACGCTGGTAGTTCCAACAGAAACAACCGTATTTCCGTATTATGATGATTTTAACGAAGAAAAGAATTTCTATCGTATTCTCTTTAGACCAGGATATGCTGTCCAGGCTAGAGAACTTACACAAGTCCAGACTATTTTGCAAAATCAGATCGAAAGATTTGGTCGACACATTTTTGAAAACGGTTCGTCCGTTATTGGTGGTGAAGTATATTTTCCGCCAAACGTTTATGCAACAATCAATCTAAATCCTACTTTTGCCAATACCAACATTGACGTAAACACTTTCGATAAGAAAGTTATTGTATCTACTGACGCTGCCAACACAATTCAGTTTAGAGTTTCCAACGTTGCTGGTCCAACAGCAAATGATCCTCCTGTATTATTTGGTACATACATTTCTTCACAACAGTTTAACGACAATCAAACTTTTGTCCTAAAAGATAATCCTACAATAAACGCAAACACGGCGGTAGCAAACTCTGCTTCTTTCAGTAAGTTTGCTGGCATAAAAGATAGCATATTCTTTTATAATGGATACTTTATTAAAGTACCAGCTCAAGTTGCAGTCATTGGTAAATATCAAACTCTTCCGTCATGTCGTGTTGGTTTAGAGTTAAATGATGCTATTGTAACAGAACAATCTGATACATCTCTCCTTGATCCTGCGCAGGAATCTTTTAACTATCAAGCTCCTGGTGCATCAAGATATAAAGCGGATTTAGTATTATCTTCTAGAAGTCTTGACAGTGCCGACACAGAAAAGTTTATTGAACTTGCTAGAATTCAAAATGGTTCTATTCGAAATATAGTCAAATATCCTTTGTATTCTGAAATTGAAGAAGTTTTTGCCCGTAGAACATATGACGAGTCTGGCAACTATACAGTAAACCCATTCCTTCTTACTCTAGAAGAAAGCGAGATTGATAGAAACTTATTTGTTAATGCCGTTCTTTCTCCAGGAAAAGGTTATGTTTCAGGTTATGAAATTGAAACAGTAGGCAAGACAGAAATTAATATTGAAAAGGGCAGAACCCTAGAATCGGTAGATGCATATGACTTAAACATGAACTATGGTAATTATGTCATAGTAGAAAACTTGCGTGGCGTTTTCGACACAACAAAGATGGAAAACTTTGACATTCATTGTGCTCCATGGGCCAATGTTAATTATTCAAACACAACTTACTATAATACAACAAAGATAGGTACAGGTCGAATTAAAGACCTAGAATTCTTCTCTGGTGATGTTGATGTTGATGCACGTAAGTATGAATTCTATCTATTTGATACCGATTTCATTAGCATTTCATCGAATGTTGCCTATACAGACAACGTTTCTACTATTAGATTATTTGGACCAACAACCAATGTTGCAAATGCATATGTAGATGCTGTGTTAAAGACAGCAACAGGATCACATACAATTGATGAATATGATCCTGCAACTCGTAATCTTAGACTGCGAACAGAATTGTTTGAAGGACTTTCAAATACATCTAATGTTTCAATTCAGTTTAGCTTTAAGAGTGCCGATTCGTTTGTTATTCATGGACCATTTACAGTTGGTGCTACATCAAATGCATACACAAACATTTCAACATTGAACAAATCTGGTTCAACAGCAAATGGAACAGCATTTATTAGCGAATCGTCTTTAAGTTCGCTACTGTTTCCATTGCCTGAGAAGTTTATTGCATATGGTGCAAATGGCATTCAAAACATGTCATACTCATATAGAAATAAGTATACAACATCATTTACTGCTGGTGTGTCCACAGCAATTCAGGTAGAAAATAACGAAGATTTTATTGGTGCTACTGCATCTAGCAACATTGCATCAACAATCATGAATAACTTCCTTGTTGTATGTACAGATAAAGGAACAAGTGCAAGATCAAATGGCGACATTATTAAGGCAACAGTAACAGTAAGCGGCACTCCTGAACAGGCTGTGTTTAATACAGGAAACACACATCCAAACGATTCTTTCTCTGCTGTCGTTTTTGCAAAAGTAGAATTTGACCAAGGTGTTGTTCCTAAGCAGAAAACACTTCATCTGATAAACAATGAAACTTTGTCCAGTAACACTCCAATTTATCTTCGCAACGATAGAACAAACTCATCGGCAAATGTATATTTGCCTGATGGACAAGTTGTAATATCTAATCCAACAAGAAGTGTAGGCATTCCTGAAAGTCTTTTCATTACAGATGTTGCTGCCTTTAAAGTATATGACTTAAACGGTGAACTTGTTCCTGGTCCAGGAGAAAGTCTCGGACAATATAATGATGTAACTAACAGATATGAACTAGATAATGGACAAAGAGAAGATTATTATGATCATGCTTCAATCAAGCTTAGACCTAACTTTGCATCTTGTCGCGGTCCTCTAATCGTATGCTGCCGTTATTATGAACATGCAAATGTTGCTTCTGGTGGTGGTGGTTACTTCTCTGTAGATTCATATAGCGATTTAAGCACAGATATATCAGAAATGGGTGCATCTATTGGTGATGGATATTCCATTATTCCTCAGTTTGTCAAGAACGACGGAACAGTTATTGAGCTAAGAGACTGCATTGACTTTAGACCTACAAGACAAAATGGATCAAACGCTGCTCCAAACTATACATTGAATGGCGTAAGAATACCCTTACCTACAACAGATTTCGAATTGGATTATGAATATTATCTTGGCAGACGCGACTTGATTGTTCTTACCAAGAATAGAAGATTTGATGTCATTCAAGGTATTCCTTCAAAGTTCCCTCAGGATCCTAGTGTGCCTACTGACAGCATGGTTCTATATTCTTTAGGTGTTCCTCCTTACACAGAATATGCAAGTAATGTTACGGTAAAATACGTTGATAATAAGCGTTATACAATGAGAGATATTGGTAAAATTGATAAGAGAGTTGAAAATCTTGAGTATTATGTTTCTCTGAATACACTAGAAAAGAATGCGCTTGATATTACAATTCCAGACGTTGACGGACTTGACAGAACTAAGTATGGTGTATTTGTTGATAGCTTCACATCACACGCTCTTGGTAATCCAACTCTACAAGATTATAAGTGCGCTATAGACTTTCAAAATGGTTGGTTAACAAATCAATCAGAAACTTTTGGCGCAACTCTAAAAGCAAACTTGTCCTTAAGCACAGATGTTTCAATAGGTAAAGATAAGACTTTATTGGATTACGAAGAAGTTCCTTTCTTGTTCCAAACACAAGCAACAAAGTTTTCTCCGTGTGCTGAATTCTTATATTCAGTATTTGATGGAAACATCATTATGAATCCTGAAGCGGACATCTGGTACAACACACAAAAAGCGCCAAATATTGTAGTCACAGATGAAGGCGTTAATCAGCTAACGATTGATAATATATATCAAAGCATTGTCAATTCTCAAAAGCGTTGAAACTAAAAGAATAAATACGTAAAAAAGGTAGTTTAAAATATGGTAAGTCAGACAGCACAAAATCCAATCATAACAGGTGCAGTAACATCTGTTCCTAAATCTGTGCCACAAACAAATCCTAATCCTGCTTTGCAGCAAAATGCACAGGTTGTTACAAATACGACAACGGTAACGGAAAGAAATGCTGGCAGTGTTCTGGTTGGTGTCACTGTTATTCCTTTTATGCGATATTTGGCCGTAGACTTTATTGGTTACAGACTAAGACCAAATAGACAAGTCTGGTTCTATTTTGATGATAAGCTCGTTGATGGATTTGTACAAAGACCAAACATCATTGAAGTGAATACAAATCAAAAAGTAAAAGATATGAGAGAGGGCCCGCAGAAAACTCTTCGTATCGGAGCTTCTTCTACCGCACGTATTCTTCACGTTGAAAATGACATTAATACAGGAAATACAAAGTTTTACGTATCAGAATTTGATGGTCCTACAACGTTTGCTTCAGGTTCGACTGTTACTGTAGACAGTTCAAGTTTTTCTAGCACACTAAAACTATATGAACACTTCTCAGGTTTTGTTCAGTCTGGAACAACAAATGCTGCAATAAAGCTATCTAGTGACGCTAATGGCACAACTAACGATTATTATACAGGAAATACAATCTGTATCGTTAACGGAACAAATGCTGGCCAAACTGCCGAAATCATAAGTTACGATGCTGCTACAAGAGTTGCAACAGTTGAACCTGATTTCAAAATTAATCCAGTAGATGATGAGTTAATCTATACAATCGGTGATACAAGAAATTGGTACGGAAACAGTGAAGTTCCTACATCTTATGTTACGCCTCGCGGACTTTTGTCTGGTGTGTTCCATATTCCAGACCCAAACAAAAACAATGTTCAATTTAGAACTGGCGACCGTATCTTCCGTATTCTAGATAATCCTAGAAATGACGTAACATCTTATACAACTCGCGCGGACTATCGTTTTACATCAAATGGACTAGACAAGTCTGTAGCACAAGTAATTGAACGCGATGTAGATTTTGGATTTACAGTTATTCCTCCTGTAACACCAACACCTACACCAACACGAACAGTTACACCTACAAAATCTTTAACACCAACACTCAGTATAACAGCGAGTGCTACACCTACACCAACACGTACGGTAACAACAACTGTAACACCAACTGTTACACCAACTCGTAGTCCTACCGAGTCTCCAGATGTTCCTATAACACTTACACCTACACCTACACCAACTCTTACGCCGACTAATACGTCTTCGATTACACCAACTCGTACTCCTACACCAACTCGTAGTGTTAGTGTTACACCTACCAGAACACCAACAAAAACTGTTTCTGTTACACCTTCAACTAAAGTTCTTGACCCTTGTGCAAGAAACAGACAAGCAAGTTCAGATAACTTGAGTTGGACAGTAGCACCAGAAGGACAAAAGTCTTTAAGTACGCGATATACTAGTTTGGAAAATGGTAATACGCTAGGATTTAATATTAAAAGATTAGTTTTCTGTGATAAAACTGGAAAAATTATTAAAGGTTCTCCTAATATAAGCCAAACAAAAATAACTAACCCTTCATTTGGTGTATTTGATGAAATACCAATTGAAAGTTCGCCCTGGCGCATTCCAGGAACAACAACAACTCCAGCAGCAACAAAATTTACAACACCGACAGATCCTAATGGAAAAACGTATATTACTTCATTTGGCGCAATGGGTATTTACGGTGACGCAATAAATGTAACAGGACTCAACTTCTGGCAAGTCATGTATGATATGGCTGCTAGTGAAGGACAATGTGTTACTATTCCTCATGATCCTGTGGCTCAAACATTTTATGTGTCAACATCAGAATATCCTGATGGCGTGTTCGTATCTTCTGTAGACTTGTTCTTTAGAAACAGAGGCGATAGTCTTCCAATTGAAGTTCAGATTCGTCCTGTAGTAAACGGCGCACCAAGCAGTAATACAGTTATTCCTGGAGCAACAACAACACTAGATAACGACGAGATTAAGATATCAAGTTTCCCTGATGTAGCAAATTCTAGTACAAATACCCGCTTCACGTTCCCAAGTCCAGTCTATTTGAACTCTGGATATGAATATGCTGTTGTTGTTATTACTGACGATTATGGTTATGATTTCTACGGTACAGCTTTGGGTGAAAAAGTTTTAGGAACAGATACGGTTGTTTCAAAACAACCATTTATGGGTTCAATGTTTAAGTCACAAAATCAGATGACTTGGACGCCTCTACAAGATGAAGACATGATGTTTGTTCTTAATAGAGCAAACTTTGTTGATGAAGGTACTATTATATTTGAAGAAGATAAAACAGCTATGCGCCGAGAACTTCGTTCAAATGTCAAATATAATTCTTTTGATAGCTTAAAAGCAAACACATACTACGATGCTTTTGAATTAAGATCAGATGCTATTGAATTAAAGAATACAAAGATTAATTATTATTATAAAGGTGTTTCAAATGCAACGCAAACTATAGATGCTGCATTTACAAACTTTAAACCAGAACAAAGAGTAGATTTAACAAAAAGAAACATTTTGTATAATCCACAATTGTCAAATAAATCAACAACAGTAAGAATTGATTTGTCAACAAAAAACACTCAAGTTTCTCCTGTTATATACCAAAATATGCAAAACATGGTAACAATTGAAAACTTGATTAACAATACTGGTTTGACAGCAGATAGATTTAACATTGTTGATGGAGGTTCAGGATATGATGCAACAAATGCATATCTAACAATTACATCTAATGTTGGTTATGGAGCAAATGCTTGGGCTGTAACAAATACCATAACAGGACAAATTTCTTCAATTGTTGTAGATAGTCCTGGTGTAGGATATACGGACAATGTTATTGTTACTGTCGGCGGTGGTTCTGGTTCTGGCGCTGTTGTCAATGTATCTACAGAAACAGGAACATCTGGTGGTCCAGCAATTGCCCGTTATATTTCAAAAACAATTACACTTCTTGATGGTTTTGATGCTGGTGATCTAAGAGTGTTCTTAACTGCTGTTAAGCCACCTGGTGCTAATGTTAATGTATACTATAAAGTTCGTAACGCTCTTGATCCAGAACGTATTGAAAATAGAAACTGGGAAAGAATGACACAGAAGACAAGTGAGTTTACATTCTCTACAAATAGAACGCCTATTGAGTATGAATATAGACCATCTATGACATCCAATAATGTTACATATACAACAGATACAACAACATATAAAACATTTAATCAGTTTGCAATTAAGATTGTCTTGTCTGCAAACAATACTGTAGCAAGTTCTATTCCTTATGTCCTTGATGTTCGTGCAATAGCATTGCCTGAGGACGTTTATTAATGCAAAATCTGGTTAAAATTGAAGAATATGAAGACCTAAGAAAAGACACTAAAACTGGAGCAATACTGTTGGCAGATCATAACATTGCAAACGAATATAAAAGCAAAAAAGCCATGATGAACAATGTGCGTGGTGTTAATTCTGAGATAAATAGTATTAAGGAAAAGTTATCTGAGTTGGACTCACTCAAAGATGACATGAGAGAAATAAAAGAGCTTTTAAGAGGATTGGCAAGGTAAAATGGCAATAGCAAATGTCACGCTAAATAACACATTTGATGAATGGCGTTCAGCTACAAATCAACTTATTACTTTTGTCAATGAAGTAGAAACTCAGCAGTTAATTAATGCAGCTTCAAACACTGCGGTTTTAACTGTTTCTCCTAATAATATCAAAAGAAATGAAACATTATATCTTACTATTAATGTTTCCAGTAGCGTTCTTGACACATCAACTCTTAATGTAGCAACAGCAAATGCTGTCAACGTTGTTTTTGCCGCTCTTGCAAATACAGACGCGAGATTAGTTTTAGTCTCAAATGATGCCAATACTATTAATGCAGCTGCAAATGCCGCTATCATTCAAGCTAACACAGCTAGAATCCATGCCAATGCAGCACATGCTTCAGCAAATGCGGGATTAGCTTCTGCCAATGCAGGTTTATTGCAAGCTAACACTGCCAGAATCCATGCCAATGTTGGTTTTGAACAAGCTAATACAGCTAGAATCCATGCCAATGTTGGTTTTGAACAAGCTAATACAGCTAGAATCCATGCCAATGTTGCTTTTGGACATGCAAATGTAATTTTTGAACAAGCTAACACTGCCAGAATCCATGCCAATGTTGGTTTTGAACAAGCTAATACGGCTAGAGTTCACGCCAACGTTTCATTCTTGCAAGCTAACACTGCCAGAATCCACGCCAATCAGGCTTTTGATCAGGCCAATACCGCAGACGATCATGCAAACGTTTCATTCTTACAAGCTAATACGGCCAGAGTTCATGCTAATGTAAGTTTTGAACAGGCGAACACCGCAAGAATCCATGCCAATATTGGTTTTGAACAAGCAAACACTGCCAGAGATCATGCTAATATTGCTTTTGGACATGCAAATGTTATATTTGTTAGAGCCAACACAATAAGAGATCATGCAAACGCTTCATTTTTGCAAGCCAATACTACCAGAGATCATGCTAACATTAGTTTTGAACAGGCCAACACCGCTAGAAATCAAGCCAACACAGCTAGAGATCATGCCAATACAGCACATGCATCTGCAAATGCTGGATTACTACAGGCTAATACTGCTAGAGACCATGCCAATACAGCACACGCTTCAGCCAATGCTGGATTACTACAGGCTAATACTGCTAGAGACCATGCCAATACAGCACATGCATCTGCAAATGCTGGATTACTACAGGCTAACACAGCAAGAATCCATGCAAACATTTCTTTTGATCAGGCTAATACAGCTAGAGTTCATGCTAATGTATCGTTTGAACAAGCTAACACTGCAAGAAATCTAGCAAATGCTGCTTCTCCAGCATTTATACAAGCCAACACAGCAAGAGACCACGCAAACGTAGGATTCCTACAAGCTAATACTGCTAGAGATCACGCTAACGTTAGTTTCTTACAAGCTAATACAGCCAGAGATCAAGCTAATGTTGCTCCTCCAGCATTTACACAGGCTAACACTGCCAGAGTTCACGCGAACGTATCATTTGAACAAGCTAATACAGCCAGAGATCAAGCTAATTCGGCTTTTTTAAAAGCTAATACAGCATATGATCTTGCCAATTCTGTATCTGGAGGGCAAGCGCCTATACTTGAAGCCAATAAAGCTGCTTTTGATAATGCTAACGCCGCATACGAACAAGCTAATACTGCTAGAGTTCACGCTAATACAGCACATGCCTCAGCCAATGCCGGGTTGTTGCAAGCCAATACAACTAGAGATCATGCAAATATTGTTTTTGTACAAGCTAATACAGCCAGAGTCCATGCCAATGCTGCATTCTTGGCTGCAAATAACGCTTTACCAAATACATCAAGCGCGAGTTTTGTAGGAAATCTACAATTACCTACAGGCAACATAACAATTGGTGATGGAACAACTCAGGGCATAAGACTACATGTCAATAGTTGGACTACTGTAGCAAACGTTTATCCGCAAATTGAAATTATGAGCGGTTCAGCAATATTGCAATTCAATGCTAATACATCTGGCGGTGCCTGGAACGATTTAATGATTGATAGAGACGCTTCTATCATTTATAGTAAAGGTTCATCAGACGATAGTGCAAATATTGTAATTGCTCCTTGGTCTGACAGTTCATTTGGTTACAAGCAAGATGGTGCAGGACGCCATGGTTTTAATACCAGTAATCCAAGATTTGTACTTGATGCTAACGGCTCTGCTAACATTTCAGGTTCATTATTTGTCAACTCAAACATTGCTGTTGGTAGATCAACAACAACTAATCATAGAATCGATGTTGTAGGCAGCGTTAACGCATCTGCTTTCTTTATTAACGGAAATCCTACAAACATTCAGGGTGCTACGGGCGCGCAAGGCACCACAGGTTCACAGGGTACCACTGGTTCTCAAGGCACTACAGGAAGTCAAGGTGCAACTGGTTCTCAAGGCACAACAGGATCTCAAGGCACCCAAGGCATACAAGGAATCACAGGTTCGCAAGGCACAACAGGTTCGCAGGGAACAACTGGTACTCAAGGTGCTACTGGTTCTCAGGGCGTTCAAGGTCTCCAAGGCCGTCAAGGCACTACAGGTTCACAGGGTACCACTGGTTCGCAAGGTACTACAGGAAGTCAAGGTTCACAAGGAACTACAGGTTCACAAGGCGCAACTGGTTCTCAAGGCACAACAGGTTCACAAGGTACCACAGGCTCACAAGGCACACAAGGTATTCAAGGCACGACTGGCGATAAAGGTGGTGTAAGATATTCATTCTCAATTCAGGTGACAGATGATGATCCTGGAAATGGCGTTATAAAGTATAATAATGCAGCCATCGCATCTGTAACTCAAATCTTTATCGACAATCTAGATGCTGCTGGTGTAACTCAGACAGCATGGTACGATACATGGGATGATAGTACGACTACTGGTTCAAGAGGATTCATAACAATAGTAGGAAACTTGGCTGGTAGCACAGTAGTCAATATATTCCAAGTTACTGGTGCTGTTACAGTTGCAGCTGGTTATTATAAGATTCCTGTTAGTTACGTTTCTGGTACAATACCTTCTAGTTTAGCGGCGTTAACTGTAGGGTTCTCTAGAACAGGTAACATAGGCGCTACAGGCGCTCAAGGCACAACAGGTTCTACAGGCGCTACAGGTGCTCAAGGCACAACAGGTTCTACAGGCGCTACAGGTGCTCAAGGTACCACTGGCATTCAAGGCGTTCAAGGTCTCCAAGGCCGTCAAGGCACTACAGGAACAGGAACACAAGGTACCACTGGCACGACAGGATCTACTGGCGCTCAGGGAACTCAAGGTATTCAGGGCAGTACTGCAACTACAGCAACATCTGCAACAAACATTGCTGCTGGCGCCGCTGGTAAAATTCCTTATCAGGCTAGTAGCGGCTCAACAGATTTCACGGCAGTGGGCACAGCAGATCAAGTATTAACTTCACAAGCAACATTGGCACCAACTTGGCAAACATTAACAACTCTATATTCTGAAAAAGCAACATATGGTAGTTTAGGAAGTTATGTTTTTGCCTTTTACGGCGGACAAGGTTTAACGCAAAATAGTTCCATACTCGGATCAGACCTTGAGCCTGCTGGCGTAGGTCATCCAAATGTGATGAGTTCAGATGACGCTCAGGAAACGTTAGGTTTATATATTACTAAAGGTGGTGCAGCACTTTCAGGCACATGGAGATCCATGGGCCGAGAAAATTATGATAGCGGTGTTAATAATTCTCGTCTAACTTTATTTTTAAGAATAGCATAATATAGGTAATTTAAAATGAATTTTAGAAATCCAAAATATACAAAGAATAATTGGATCGATTGTGAAATTGAGCATCCTAGACTTGGTTGGATTCCCTTTACATGCAATCCAAATGATGAAGGTGCAGCGTTTGACACTAAAGAACTATTTGATCGAATGGTAGCATCCAAAAAGGTAGCAGCTTATATTCCGCCAACTCAAGCAGAGTTAGAAGCAAAACAAATGGAAATAGTAAGAGTTAAGAGAGGTGCATTATTGAGAGAGTCCGACATTCTTGTTTTTCCAGACCGTTGGGCAACTTATACATCACAAAGACAAGCAGAAATTTCAGCTTATCGTCAGGCACTGAGAGATTTACCAGAAAATATTACCGACCCGTTTAATGTAACGTGGCCAGTATTAGCAAACCCATAAAGAAAAAGAAAGTAAAATGGCAGCATACGTAGAACTTATAATGGACCAAGGAGCATCGTTCAATAACGTCATCAATCTTAGTGACGATTTGAGTAATGCTTCTTTAAATATCCTTGGTTATACGGTTCGCAGTCAAATGCGCCGTTCTTATTATTCAGCAAACGCGACGGCTAACATTACTTGCACTATTACTAATAGTTCAAATGGTGAAATCACTATGTCTATGACAGCGGCCAACACAACACTGATAAAATCAGGTCGTTATCTTTTTGATCTGGAAACTGTTGATCTAAATGGAATTGTAAGCAGAGTGCTTGAAGGAATTATCACAGTAACACCTCAAATTACGAGATAACAAATGGGCACTAAAGTAATAGTAAGATCCTCTTCACCAAACAGAGTATCGATAAACAATCAACAAAGGTCTACAGTAAGAACTGTGGCCGTTGCTTCGTCACAGATAAACAGATTGTCTCTACTAACTGACGTTGATGCCTCAGATGCCGATAACAACGAGGTACTGGTATATGATGAAACACTAAATAAATATGTTGTTAAAACTATACCAGCGGTAGACGGAGGAACGTTCTAAGATGTCAAATACAGTAATTCAGATAAAGAGAAGTCTTAGTACGGCTGTTCCTCCTAATGGTTCTCTTGTCATCGGTGAACAGGCATATTCATATTCTTCCAATACATTATTCATAGGTGCGCCAGATGGAACTGGCGTCATTGCTGTTGGTGGTAAGTATTACCTAGATACAATTGCTGCCGCCTTTGCACAAGCAAATGCTGCTTATGGTCAAGCCAACTCAGGTACCGCAATTATTGGTGCATTTGGTCAAGCAAATACCGCCAGAGATCATGCTAATGCTGCTTTTGCTTCTGCTAATGCAGGTCAATCAACCGCCAACGCTTCTTTTGATGTTGCCAATGCCG